GGCTATCACATGGATTTATGGTGATCGCATCATGGAGAATAACTGGGAGGGTGACGGAGAGTGTGTTGATGAAACAAGTAATTTTGACATTATCATGTACACTTTGTTTGTGTCCTGTATTCCCGTTGTAAGATTTTTATACATTGTACTAATCTTAGTTATGGCTACATTTACACAAGATGCTGTATATAAGTGGTTTAATGATCTAGAAAATAAGTTTTAACAATACAAAATTAATAAGGTGGTGAGCACATGATAAAAAAGATTTGTGGTATCTACAAGATTACCAATATGATTAATTATAAATTTTACATAGGTAGCTCAAACAATATTAACAATAGATGGAGACAACATAAGAAGGCGCTAAATGAAGGAACGCATGGCAACCCATATTTGCAAAACGCGTGGAATAAGTATGGTGGACAAAATTTCAAGTTTGAAATTATTGAAGAATGTACTCCGGAAATGCAGTTCGAACGAGAGCAGTTTTATTTAAATGAACTTAAGCCGTTTGATGACAATGGCTATAATATTGTGCGTCAGATTTCTAAAGAGTATATGAGTGACAACTATATGATTAAGAAATGTGACAGATGTGGACAAGAGTATCATACATTTAGTCATCTGGCCAAATATTGCGAACCATGTAAAGAAGAAATGAAGAAAGAGAATCTTGATAATTTCCAGGCAGAGATGTATTGGATGCAAGGAAGTAATATTTGTTTAAGAGCTATGTATGATGGATATGAAAGTGAAGAAGATTTTCTGGAGTCAAATTGTTAAATATGGGTGGTGGTAAATATGGCAAAGTCACAAAAGAACCAAACTTTTGTGTTGAAAATAAATACAGGATATTTATCTAAGCATAATTGGGATTTACATCTAGAGCTTGATAAAATTCGAAAAGAATCTCAAATGGTTGTAAGTTTAGGGTCTTCCCAGGTTTTAAGATGGTTGACACAAATACAGGGAAGACAAAATGATGATTTAACTGCCACGAATATTAAAAAAGAAATTAAGTTTATAAAGAAACAAGAAAATTCGGCAGAAAATAAAAATAGAATACGAGAACTATATGGTAGACTATATAAAACGCAGTTTCAGCAGGATTATATGATGCTTGTCATGGACTCTGTAGGAGATTATAGGAGGGCATTGCAAGGGTTTACTATTACTGTTGATGGTATCCCAGTTAGATATAAGAGATTGCTTGGCACAGCAGGATCTATTAAGAAGAGTACAATTATTTTTGTGAATGAAAATATTCATGAAGAACTGATACGTCGTCTTAACAATGGTCGTAATATGCAAAAAGAATTTGTTCCAGCAAAGCTTAATGCGTATATGGCCCTTAGCTGCTCAGCAAGCATCGCAGTATCTTGGCCTAGAATTATTGTGGTTAATGATGCAATCACCAATTTTAAGAGTGACGTATTACTTGTTGATGATTCTGATGCTAGTAAGGAAGAGCCAATTGTTAAGCAAATTGACGGCTATGATGTAGAATATAATGTATCTGATGGAATGGGATTTGTAACGCCAGAAATGAGTGCAAAATGGGCACGAGAATTGCATGAGGGCGACGAACCGCTGTCTGGTGTGAATACAAGATGTAGCTTTTTAAAGGGAATGCTCTTTACTGTTCCATTTAAGCAGTTTGCAGAAGAGGTTGCGCATACATATACAATTGTTGATGCATATGGTGTAGAGCGTGATATTAGAGATGCAGATGCAATTGTTACCACTTCTATGCTTAAGCTCTGGGATTCATATCCTAGCTATGAAGCATATTATGAGAATTGCCTGAAGAACGAGTATGACTTTGCAATAGCAAAGAGCACACCTCATCAGTTACGCAATGTACATACCACTAACTACCAGTATTTACAGGATTTTAGCTTCAACGATGATCAAATTAATCAATTAGTAGCACCAACAGTGCAAAAAATCAAGGATTGCCTTGGTTTGGACTGGAGAAAATTGATTTTATATATGTGTGGACAGGGGCTGGATGAGCACAATGTTGAAAAAATGGAACCAATGTGTAAGGCGATTATGGCAAATCCAGAGCTAATAAATGATCCTTATGTGCGCTCAAAAGCCCAAAGAATGATTCAAAAACGTATAAAAACTGCTAAAATTGGTGTTTTGGACGTTGAAGGAGATTATGCTATCCTTGGAAATGATCCATATTCGCTTTTACAGAACATTTTTGGCATCCCAGTAACTGGATTGCTTAAAGCAGGTGAATGCTATCATCAATATTGGTCTGATAGAGGTGTTGACGAAATACTTTTGTTTAGAGCGCCAATGACTTCACATAATAATGTATGTAAAATGCGTGTGGTAGCAAGTGACGAGATGAAAAAGTGGTATAGATATATTCAAACTTGTTGTTTAATTAATAGTTGGGATACAACTGCTAATAGGTTGAATGGAGCAGATTATGATTCTGACGCAAGTTTTACAACCAATAATCGTGTTCTACTGGATGCTTTTGAATATAAGCCGACTTTAATGTGCATCCAAAGTAAGACGGCGAAGAAGATACCTACGGAAGCAGACTATGTGGCGTCTGAAATTGCAGGTTTTGGTGATTCTATTGGCAGTATTACAAATAGGGCTACTAACATGATTTCTTTAAGAGAGAAGTTTGTTAGAAATAGTGAAGAATATGAGCTTTTGAGCTATAGAATCAATACAATGATGAATTATCAGCAAAATGCAATTGATAGAATTAAGGGAGTTGTGGCTCGTCCAATACCAAAAACGTGGATTGATGGACGTTCTTGTAAAGTAAAAAACACAGATTCTCCCGAAAAAATGCGTCAAATGGCCCTTTTTAGGACAGTTGCAGCTGATTTAAAGCCGTATTTTTTCATTTATCGGTATGATCATATCAAGGCAAAATATGATAAATATAATAAATCAGTTGCTTCAAATTGCAAAATTAGGTTTGGAAAATCGCTTTATGAGATTCAAAATAGCACAATTTTAACTGATGAAGAGCGGATTTTCTTGGAAAACTATGAAAAATATCTGCCTGTCAGCATTGCTCCTGGCGTTATGAACAGGATTTGTTGGAAAATTGAAGATGAATTTCAATCTACTGACGTTTTGCCAAGCGTAAAATTTGATCGTTCTATACTTAAGAGTGATGCGGAATATACTCATGATGAGTATGAGGCAATAAGGCAGTTGTATGAGGAGTATAATAAAAATATGCAGCTGTTTTTAAAAGGCATTAAGAAAAATGAGTCACTCAAAGAGGAACGAGATATGTTTACAGCCAACTTGGTTAGTGAATTTTCCAGTGCGTGTTATATGGTGTGCCCAAATTCTGAGATATTGGCAAATATTCTGATAGATTTATGTTACACTTCTGATAAAAACAAGTCATTTGCGTGGGATGTTGCGGGAGAACAAATATACCGAAATGTGCTGAATAAAAATGGCGGTACTCTTTCCTTTCCAGTTAAAGACGCTTGTGGAGACTTTGAGTTCGCTGGCGAAAAATTTTTAATTTACAACAAGGTGGTTGGAGGTGAAAATGATGATTTTGAATGAAGAAAAGTATGCAAAAAATCTTTTGATAGGTCAAAATAGTAATATTAAAAGCATTAAACAGAAAATTGACCTAATAGCTAGATATAATTATCATGTTATGCATAAGGATAGTAATGACAGCTATGACTCTATTGTGAAGTGGCTAGAAAAGCATCATGGAATTTTTAGTGAGCAGACTTACTCAAATGTTATTGCGGATTGCATTAAAAAAGCAACAAAAAGGCCGTTTTATCATATTGATTCGATTAAGATCACAAAAAAAGAAATGGATGTTATTACGGGGCAGAACAATCTAAGACATGAAAAAATTCTTTTTGTTTTGCTGTGCATGGCCAAGCAGCAAAAAATTGCATATGGATTTGACAATGGGCTTGTATCATATAGTATTACAGATCTTTTCAAGACAGCGAGAGTGTCTGTTCCAGTAGATGAGCGAGAGAATATTCTGCATGAGCTATTAAAGATTGGACTGATAAGCCTTCCGCTTAAGAATGATACCAAATGTTTGTTTGTGAATTTTGTGGATGACGCAGACGTGTACATTGCCCTTGAGTTAAATGAACAAGATTGTGGTGAGTTAGCGTACTCTTACTTGAATTTTACTGGAAAGGCAAAAGTTTTTAGATGTGCTAAGTGCGGAAAGCTTATCAAGCAGAGTAGAAAGTTCGGAGATCTGTGTAAGGGATGCCAAGAGTCATCCATTGAGTTTAAAACTAGATGGTGCATTGATTGTGGAAATGAATTTCAAGTAAGCTTAAATGTTGCAAATAAGGATAGGTGTGATGCGTGTTATGCCGCATATCGACGTATAAAAAAGACAGAAACAATGAGAAGGTTGCGGGAAAGGGACAATTCTGTGGTCAGTTGCTCAGAAATTTAACAATACAAAATTAATGAAAAAGCTAGGAATTACCTAGCTTTTTTGAGTTTCTAAAATTTTCATTCGAGATTTTCCTAATGGATATAGATAAAAAATGAGGTAATTGTTAGTGACAACAATACAAAATTGATTTTGAAAATATAGAATTGGATGGTGCATGTGCACTATCCTTTTCTATTAATTTTATACAAAATTTATAAATGACAAAACAGGAGGTACAAAATTATGGCAAAGGCAGCAATTGTAAAGAAGTATGCGCTAAGCGCAAGTGGCATTCTTAGTATTACTGATGACGGTGTAGAACTTGAAAACACTGAGACTGGTGAGTGTATTCCATTCGCAGAGCTTCTAAGTGATTTTAATAATCGTGTAATCAAGTTCAGCGTTAACTATGACGAAGATTACGAATAATACTTAACAATTAGGGGGCAAAAAAGATGGAAAGAGTATTAAAGAGACC